TTTTGAGTTTGGTGGTCATATAATACCTCTAGTTAAATGTGATTGGTTAACATAACAAATTAGGTTGTTCTGGCCCTCCTTTAGTATTGTGATGGAGTAGAATCTTCACTACCCATCGGGATTAATTCGTCTACTGGTGATACTTCTTTTGCATCAAAGAAGGATACGCCATTTTTAGGATATGGAGTAGTTAATGTGTCACGCACAACTTCCATATGCATAGTGTGTAGTGGTTGTCCTTCCATACGTTTGAATACATGTCTTAGTTTTGTTATAAGGTATCTACCACCATAGTATGGGTCACGATCACCCTGATCTTTGACTCTTGGATCACTATTCCTGATATTGATACCAATCAAGTCTCCAACTGAAATATCAGTCTGGCCATACACCTCTACGTTGAGAGTGATTGCAGCGTCCATTGCGGCAAATCTACCTTTCCTACGTTGCAACCAACTGTCTGTACCTGAGTAATCAAATTGACCATCGTGGCGTACTGATAACAACCCATCAGGTTGATTCCTATCCACTGCTTGCATGTATTGTGCAGATTGATCATAGTCCACAAGTAAATTGCCGAAATCATCTTTACTCTCGGACGCTAATGGTGCTCCTTCGGATGGATAGTTTGCATGTGCGTCTACATGTATATCTTGTTTCTCACCATTTTCAAAACTGTCAAAATAGTTGTAGTTGAAATTCTCTACAGTCTTGTTAACCAAGTCAACCATCAGAAGATTGGATGCATACATACCCCTTCTCATATTCATCATAACATTAGTAGAACCAACTACGTTGTGTTTAATAAGTCTAAGCATGTTTCTTGATGCATCTAAACCCAAGTTTGGTGTCTCATCTACATAGACTGTTTTAACATTCTTTCTATCTAGCATACTATCAATGGTTCTGAAATAGAATCCCTTACATGTCTCATAGAATAGGAATGTAGGTGCAGAGTTATATTTGTCCGACAAACATCTTTTCGAAATGCAGTTAATAAAGTCTAATGGACGCATATTTGGAGATACAAACTTATAGTTGTTCGCTGTCTCTTCATAGTAGAATTCTTTCTTAGAATTTAATAAGTCTTCATCCCTTATAATCTTTTGAATAATATCGGCAGATGGTTCACCCTCAAATGCTTGACTTACCCTAATTCTATTACTACGAATCGCTTCTGCGGTGGTAAAGGAAAGAACTACGGCGGCCGTGTTATCATTTATTTCCACTTTACTGTCTACTTTATAGATGTATAGAGGATGATCTGTAAAATCTAGTGAATTGTTTCTAGTCACTGCGCTTGACTGTGGTGTTGTTAGTTTTAACAACAACTTTTCTTGTCCAATGATTGGGAGTGCAGTTAGAAGATTGTTAGTATCCACAAGAGAAATGTCTCCTGTTAGTGATGATTTGAATATATCTTCAAAGATGTTGACTGATGATACCATTGAAGTGATGTCAATTATTTCACCACTCGTAGAACAAATCTTACAGACTTCAAGTTCATACTCACCTGCGTATTGCAAATTTGCCATTATTAAGTCCTAATACTTTTTCTAAACTCTTCTTTTAATGAAGACACATATTGAGGAAGGATAAGTCTGATTCGTCTTTTCTTCTCTACTTGCGCTTCTTCATACTCATAGTTAGTGATTGCAGTTGCACCGGCTGGTTTGACAGTTGCCGCATCACTTGGAAGTTCTATGATTACAGTAGTATCACCAGAATCTTGATATATCTCGTAATGATGTATATCATCTACACTAACATATTTAGACTTTACATAACTTTCAAGTCTATTGACAGACATAGGCCAATCCGTATATACGTCTTTTATGTTATTGACTAGTAGGACAATCCAATGCAGATTAGAATCGCCATAATAGTCAAAAGCAATATCTTCTGGTTTTTGTCCATCTAGAATGTCATAATAATCATAAGATGCAGTTTCTACAATAGATCGTTCTGTCACCCTTGCTCTACGAGTAATGTCAGTCATTAGGGTGGTTACACCATCACCTTTAACATCGTGTTCAACCTGTGGGAAGTTACTAAAATACATTAGAATCCCTCCATTATTTTATTTTTAGTCATAATCTCTAGTTCTTTGAATGATAGAGTTAATTCTGTTTCTGTTGGACGATTATCATTATAAAACTGTGGACGTTCTCCACCATACTTCACATCAACACTTTCCAACACACATTCACCTATCCTATGAAGTTCTCTTTCGTGTGCGTAATTTATCATGTATGTCGATGGAACCTTCAATATCCTACCAAAATCTGCACCAGCAGGAACTTCTGGTAACATATGATATCTAAAAGATGTAACAATTTTTTGAATAATTTCTGCTTCAATTGCGTTGTGAGGTATAAGTCTAAATGTAAATGAAAATGCGCGTCTGTCTATACCTTCAAACATCATCTCAGTTCTATTATTTTTAACTACACCAGATTTAATCTGTTTCAGTGCTGATGCACCACTTACACCAACAGTATCAGCAAGGCCCGCGCCAATGTTTTTTACAATATCCATTCCACCAGTACCAAATTCATTCAATGCTGCCTTGGCAGACGCACCAACACCCCCACTAAAGTTATTCACCGCCGCGGTGGTTGCGGCAATAATACCACCCATCTCAGCCTCGCCATAGTTTGACTTCTGTGATACAGATATTTGAGCAGGAAGATATAGTTTTATAGACCCTTTTGATTCTCTTCTAGGTACTCGAGCGACTGTTAAATTTTGTTTTTGATTAGTTGGTTCTGAATGGTGAGAACCGCCTGACAAAGACACATCTCCATCAACAAACACTCTTGCATTAAATTTTACATAGTGGTCGGATTTATTATTACGATCAGCCCCATATTCTAGATCAGGATAACTGCCGATTCTTTTGTTGATTTGTTTCACCGCCATGTCTAAATACTCCTGTAATGTTTCATAAAAGTATTTATAAGGATTGTCATGGCATACAGTGGAAAATTCATACCTATCAATATAACAAAATACAGAGGTGATGTCAAGAAGATTGTGTATCGTTCTTTGTGGGAACGTAGGTTTATGGTGTACTGCGACAATACTAGTGCAATACTAGAATGGGGTAGTGAAGAGGTTATCATACCCTATGTATCTCCCCTAGATGGTAGGAGACACCGATACTTTCCAGACTTTTACATAAAGGTTAGACAGAGAGATAAAACCATCAAAAAGATGATTATTGAAGTCAAACCAAAGATACAGTGTGGCCCACCCAAAACCCCTAAACGTAGAACCAAACGATACATCAATGAGGTTCGTACATGGGGTGTCAATGAAGCGAAGTGGAAAGCGGCGATTGAGTGGTGTGTAGACAGAGGTATGGAATTTAAGATACTTACTGAAGATCATGTGGGTTAGTCTGTATAAATAGAAGTATGACATACTTTGATACAATATTAGAACGTAGTGGTGGAAATGAACGATCAGTTGCATGGTTCAGAGATCAGATTCGTGATCTTGGTACTCCACCCCCTAAACAGTTAATCCGTGAGGGAAAGGTGAGGCAAGCCCCTTTGTTTGGTAAAATGAACTTCTTTGGATATGATCCAAAATATAAAGCGACTTTACCATACTATGACAGGTTCCCCCTTATCATGCCCATTGAGGTTGCAGAAGGAGGATTTATTGGATTAAACTTCCACTATCTATCCATCCCTATGAGAGTTAAACTACTCAATGTAATATCAGAATATGCATCTGATGACAATATGAATGATAAGACAAAAATACGTCTGACATGGAATAGAGTCAAGAGAAATCCATTAGTCAAACCCACAGTAAAAAGATACCTATTCGACCATGTAAAATCACCATTTAGAGTGATTGATGCAGACGAAATGATGACAGCAGTGTTACTACCTGTACAGAGATTTGTCGGTGCGACTGAAGGTAAAGTTTATTCAGATTCTAGAAGGATGATACGATAATGCCCATAGAAAGAAAATCCCTAAAACAAGAAAGAAGAAGTAAAATTTCCTCATTTATGAGTGCGTTTGAGGAAAATGTTGCACGCCCCAATCTATTTCATGTTGAGATGCAACCACCAAACAAATCCTTTAGTAAAAATCAAGTTAAGTATAATGGAACTGCATATAACACAATCGCAAATGATGAACTGGAATTGCGTGTTCAAAGTGTCACCATGCCTGGCAAGAACATCACTACTACTCCAAATGATAATGCATATGGCCCGTCCTATCAAATAGCGAGTGGAATTAGTTATGCAGAAGAAATTGAAGTAACATACATCCTTGATTCAGATCATAGAGTAAAGAATTTCTTTAACGATTGGCAAGATAAAATTGTAGATAAAGAGAACTATGATTTGAACTACTATGATGACTATGTTGGTAAAATGTTCATTTTCCAATTAGACCAGAATGATAATAATGCATCTGCTGTGGAAGTGTCAGAAGTATTTCCAAAATCAGTAGGCCCTATTCAATACAGTATGGGTTCTACAGGTGCATTTCAAACAGTGTCGGTGATGATGTCATTTAAAAGTTGGAAACCAATTGTCATAAACTATAATGGGACTCACAGTGCAAGTTGGATAGATAATAGGAGTAACCTACTCCCTTGGACGGAAGTTGCTGCGAATCAATCAGGACAAGAAGGACAGATGGCCATTCGTGATTATATTTCCCATCCCCTTTATAAATTAGAGAAACTTTTTGGAATTGAACAACCACCCCAAGCGCAACAACTGTTGCGTCAACTAAACTCAACATACAACTTTACTAGTGACCCAACACAATTCTTAAAGAGAGAAATAGGTAACACAATCGGGACAAGTGTGGCGGGCTCTTTATTTAATATGTGATTTTAGAAACACTATAAATAATATTAACATTATGTAACAGGAGATAATAATGGCATTACCAAAGTTGGCCACGGCCAAATATGAATTGAAACTACCCTCAACAGGGAAAACAATTGAATATAGACCTTTCTTAGTAAAGGAAGAAAAGATACTACTAATTGCACAATCAACAGGTGAAGACGATGATATGTTGCGAGCAGTAGGACAGATAATTGAGAATTGTACGTTTGGGACGTTAAAACCCAACGAGTTGCCTTTCTTTGACATTGAATACGTTTTTATTAAGTTGCGATCTAAATCTATCGGTGAGGTTTCGACAATTAAATTGACAATGCCAGATGATGGAGAGACAGAAGTAGAAGTAGAGATTAATTTGGATGAGATTGAATGTGTAAAACAAAAAGGTCATACACCAGAAATTCAATTGACTGATGATATAGGTTTAACATTAGGATATCCTCGTATTGATAACCTCTCTGAAATGTCCAAAGTAACTGATGGAGCAGCAGGATTTGCAATTGTTAAAGGTTGCATAACACAAATACATGATGCAGAAAATGTTTATGCAAAAAGTGACATGGATGACAAAGAACTGGATGAATTTATTGACTCATTATCCCACAGTCAATTTGAAAAGGTTCAAGAGTTTTTCGATACTATGCCCAAGGTTAAACATACAGTTGAGGTAAAGAACCCAAACACTGGGGTAATGAATAAAATTGTAATAGAGGGTATGCAGAATTTTTTCTAATAGCCCTCTCTCATAACACACTTGAGAACTATTACAGATTAAGTTTTACACTTATGCACCAGCATAATTATTCTTTAACTGAACTTGAAAGTATGTTGCCATGGGAGAGGGAGATTTATATCGCTCTTTTATCACAATACTTAGAAGACGAACAAATGAAAAATCGGCATCAGTCGATGAATAATAGATAGGAGAATAAGATGTCAGACGAAAAACAGTTTTTAGGACACCACCCAGCAGACACCAATGGTGATGGTTCAGTATCAGAAGATGAACACGCATTGTACATGGAGTTCAAACGTAAAGAACTTGAAGATGGTGATGCAATGCGTGATGCACAAAGACAAATGGCATGGTTTGCATTATGGGGTATGTTGTTATACCCAGCAGCAGTCGTGTTTGCAGACTTGGTTGGACTCGGTGAAGCGAGTAAGATACTTGGAAGTATGGCAAGTGTATACTTCGTTTCAGTCGCCGCCATTGTCGCTGCATTCTTCGGTACTCAAGCACTAACTAAGAAGAAATAGGAAAATTAAATGGCTGATACTGCACAACAGACTCTTTTAAAAGTAACGGAAGAGTTACGGAAAGCTACTGAAGCGACTAGAGAAGGTAACAGAGCGTTAAATCGTCTAGGGGAAGAAACTAGCACTAGTCTTACAGCGGTTGGAGCATTAGTCAAAGGTGGTGATAGTGCAATTAGAAATGGACTGATGAAAATTCCTGGCGCAAATGTAGCCAAGATCGCAAAGGATTTTGCTGTTGCAAAAATGCAAAGAAAAAAAGAGAATGAGATTCTTGCAAAACGTCTAGGTATAACTTCCAAACAACTTAATTTACAAGTTGCCGAGCAGGAAATCATCAGATCGAAACAAGCAGAATTTAAAGCGTTAAAGGATGCCGCTGCTGCTTTAGGATTCAATTCAGACAGAATCAGAGAGCAGAATGATGAGGGTGTTGCTCAACTATCTGGTAGTATTCGAGAACTGAGCAATGGGCAGTTTGTTGATCAACAGAATGCAAGTAGTGAGGCTATGCTTCGTGCATTACAAACTTTCCCTGTCGAAGCCCCTGCGACTCGATCAGAAGACTTCAGTCCAGTTGACGAAATTAGTATAGATTCCACTGCTAGTGAAATCTTAAAATCTTTAGCTTCAGAGAATACTCTTTTATCTATTGGACGGGAACTTCAAAATATGATTTCAGCCCCTGATGTGGGGATGAATATATCTGGTGCATCAGCCTCTGAAGATGCAACAGAACAAAGAATACTAGCAGACAAGACGTTATCAGAACAAGAAAAACAGACTGCATTGTTAGAATTGATTGCAGGCAATAGTACAGGTAACGGAGAAGAGGAAGAACAGAGTGGTGGCGGTTTCCTTGCCAAAATGGCACTTGTATTACGAAGTATAGGCCCAGCTGTTGCAGGCATTGGTACATCAATTGCAGCATTTAGTGCAATGGCACTTGCTAAGGTTAAAGGTCTTGGTAGTAGTGTTGCCGGCGGCGCTCGAAGAGGCGGTGGCGCTGTTGCTAGAGGCGCTGGTGGTGCTGCTAGAGGCGCTGGTGGTATTGCAAAAAAAGTCGGTAAAGGATTGTTGAAGGCCGCAAAATTCATTCCTGGCGTTGGACTTGCGGTTACTGCTATAAGTGGTCTTTTTGATGGTATTACTGCTGGAATGAGAGAAGCAGAGAATGAAAATGCAACTGGATTGACTATTGCAAGAGAGGCGACTGCTGGTGTGTTGTCTGGATTGACATTTGGACTTATAGATCAAGAGACTATATCTGCTGGTATGACAGGAATTGCTGATGGTGTTCTTGGTATAGGTGCTTCAGTGAGTACTAAACTGAGTGAAATTGGTGCAAGTGCTACTGAGAAGTTTGAGTCTGCAAAAACTAGTATGATTGAATTTGGTACTTCATTGAAAGATAAAATCACTAGTATCCCAATCCCTACAATGCTTGAAGCTACAGAGTCACTTTATAACTTTAGTACAGGATTCGCATCAGCGATAGGTATTCCAGTACCCACGTTTGATGACGCTAAGGCAAGTTTGACTGAAATGGGAACAAAACTTACAGCGGGATTTACTAGTCTATTTGGTGAAGAAGATGGTTCCTTTAGTTTCGCAAGTGTTTCAAAGGGAGTTACAGGTTTAGCTGGTGCGTACTTTGACATGATTGGAAAAGTATGGGATGACATCACAGACCTTTTCCCTTCTATGGATAAAATTAAAGAATGGATACCTTCGCCTAGTGGGATATTATCGAGTCTAACTGGTGGACTGTTAGGAGGTGATGATGAAGAGAATTTTGATCCTACAAACTATGTAACTAAATCAGACGTTAAGACTATAGTTGCTGCAGCAGTAACTAAAGCGTTGAAAGAACAATCTATGATAAATAGAACTAGTGCGGCGAATGCACCATTCATGTTCATGCAAGGCGCACAAAACTCTGTTACAACAATTAGCACGACTAAACCTTTATTTATGCCAGTAACAGTGTCTACCAACAATGATTCAGGCTTTAATAAAATGAACGACTAACATCCTACTTGGTGGTTGCAATGAATACACCATTCCAATCACTAGGTAAGTCTTGCGTTAACATGTATTCGCATCGTTCTATCCACATGTCATAATACTTGTCTAACTGTCCACCAAACTCACCCTTT